GTTGAAACCATTGACGGAATCTTAACGCTGGCAGTGTGAAAGACCCAGTTGCAGAAGGATCCGCACCAGGGCAATCCGTCGGCCTTTGTAAACTTGCCGTACTTTGTCAGATTATCGCCAGTCTCGACTGTGCCGACTTCAGCTAGTGCGACTTCGATGATCCGTGCAGCAGTGCCGTCCGGATACATTAAAGTCCAAGTGCTTCTTTAAGGTCAGTCACCGATAAGCCAACGCTTGCCAGTTTATCTGCCACAGTTGGCTCAGGCTCAGGTAATGGATTAGCAATAGCCGCGTTAATTTCTGCCATAGTTGGCTTTGCTCGTTCATCTAACCATTGAATATTTTCATAATCTGTATCACTTAAAACATATTGAGCATCGGGCACTAAATCCTTTAATGCTTTTTTTAATTCGTTGTGTGTCATTATGCACCAATTTCCATGAGTGTGATTGATGAAATGCTGCTGCTTTCTTGTGTAGTAACAGTTTCACCTGCTTGATAGCACCTGGCTTGTGTTTTGTAAGTAGTTGCTGAAGTAGTTGCTGGCGAATCCAAATACTGTATTCCGACACCTGCTTGTATTTCCATAATTGTTGCTCCAGTTGCGCGTGTATAAAGACCATTATTTCCACCGGCGTCTGGTGTATAAATGGCAGTTGCAGTTCTTAAAAGTTGTATTGCTAAACCTGCGTTAATTCCCGTTCTGGCAACATAAGCCTTTTGATTTATTAGGACTAAAACTTTGCTGGTGTTTAATGTTGGTGTAATAGTTGCGGTTAAACCTGTGTCCGCATAAGTTGTAGTTGTGTTAGTTGTTGCGGTTGAATAGTTAGCATACACAACCTGCAACACTTTGCCACCACCAGCAGGAGCAGCCCACTTAATTCCGGTACTTTGTGTCGAGTCAGCAGTCAAGACATGGCCGTTTGTGCCAACACCTAGACGCGCATCGACTGTGCTGAAAGTAAATAGATCGCCCTTAGTTGTTAGCGGCGTCTGATCCGTAGGAGTGACCCACGTAAAGTCCATATTCGTTCCACTTGTCTTTGATAAGACTTGACCAGTCGTGCCACCGAGTAGGTCTTGCAGCGACGTATCAACGCCCTGACCGAATGTGTTGAAATCTGCTGGGAGATTGGTAACGAGCGAAGAGCTCGTCGGCATGACCCAGCCGAAGTAGGTAGTTGGATTTGCCATCGTTTCTCCTTAATTGACGACTAACGCGTCTGCGTAGTCAAGTGTAGGACTGAGTGTGTTGAAAGTTTCGGCGACACTTACATCTTGCCATTCCATCGCCTGGAGTGAGAATGGAAGTGGCGAGACAAGAAGAGTCACTGAGAGCTCGTTGAAAGAAGCTTGGAATCGCCAGCCCTCGACAAAGCCTAAGAAGTTTCCTGACTGCATATTGGCCGGCAAGTTTGAGAGCGAAATCGGCTGACCCATAAACACATTGATAAGAGCGTCACGATCTGCATCATCGACTTCCGGATTCGTCAATGCGAATGTGATGGATTCTAGGAATGCCTGTGGCTGAGCTCTTAGGGTCAAATAGAAATCGGCTTGGTCGCTTGCGTCGGCTGCGTGCTCTAGCGAAGTTGTAATCTGTTGCGCTAGTTTTCCATAAAGTGCGATGGAGGCTGCATCGGTAGCCTCTTCAATACCAGACTTCCAGACGATAGCAACGTCGTTTCGAATATCACCGGCTTTAGTCTGAATCTTAATTCCACGGCCTAGAGCTTGATTAGCGTCTAAATCCGTGTAGCCATTGTTAGCTAAATAACTAGAACGATGCGTCGAATCGGCATAACTGATTCTGCCCTGAGCGTCTTCAAAAATATAGCCAAGTCCAGAGGTCGCAAGGTCAGCAACAAGATTCCAGGTAATCGTCTGATTAGATCCACGCGCTGCCAGCTCGTAATTGCCTGGACGATCTATCTCTCCAAGCCCTGTATTTTCCGCATCAGCCCACGTCTGCGTGGCTGGTGTGTAAGTCGCCCATGTAAGAGCTGCTGGAACCTCTGACCAGTTATTGACTAAGAGATCTGAGAGAATTGTATAGATCTGGTCGCCGTCGAAATCCTTAGACAAGACGCCCAAAGTTAAAACCTTCTGGAGCCTTGAGAGGGCTCCTAGAGCCGTGATAGTGACTTCCTGAGTAATTGCTACTGAGCCTGTCTGTGACACTGTCACGGCAACGTCCACAATAGATCCGCCAAAGATTGGCACGTAAGCTCCGGCCGTGTCTTTTACTTGGATTGAGACTGCGTCATTGATTTCGGCCGTAATAGCGTCAAGATTAAGATTGATAAGATTGAGAGTGCAATAGCCGGCTTGAGCCTGTGTGTAGATATTCGTGCGCCCTGATGTAATGGAAAGATTGGCTAGAATGACGTCAGTGTATTCGATGCCCTGAATTAAGACTTTCCACTCTGGAGCCCACTGTGTCATTAGACGGCCTGAAGTGCGCCGGCTCCGCCAGTGCCACGATAGAAGGAATCATTAAGCACATTGACGATTGTGCGAGCCGTGCCTTCGGCATCGATTGCGCCATTGACTGTCACATTTATCCGAGCGGCATTCTGAGAATCCGTAAATCCTCCTCCGCCCATAGCAGCTAAGCGAGCCGCATTCTGTGAGTCGGTAAAGCCTCCGCCTACGCGAACCGCGCCCGATGCGGCTGATGAAACTCCTCCGCCCGAAGTAGTTGTAGATCCTGTTCCAGTCGAAGCGGACACACTAGGAACCGAGATTGTAGGAATGCTAGGTGTTGCAGTAGTCGTCTTTGGAATTGTGACTGTGGGAACGCTAACTTGTGGAGCTGAAATCTGTGAGACGTTAGGCAAGAATGGAATTGAGTTATAGACACGAATGAGAGCGTTAATGCCAGCAACGGCTCCGGCAATCAATCCGTTCAAGCCTTTGATGACCGCACCGATGACATTGATAACGCCGCCAGCAATCTCGCCGACTACCTTGAAAGCTCCGCCTAAGACTGTGACCAGAACCGGCACGACATACTTTTGAATAAAGCCGATAAACTCTGAGAAGGTTTCTTTGTTGTTATTTATTGCGTCAGTAATTGGCTTAAAGAAATCAGCGAACTTTCCAAGTGCCGGAACGACTTGATTGACCACGAACTCAACAAGCTGCTGAATAATTGGCAGAAGTTTTGCACCGACTGATTCTTTGGCTTCATCAAAGGTCACTTTGAGAATCTCAAGGCGTCCGGCGAATGTCTCTGCGTTAGCTGCTGCTGCGCCACCGAATAGATCTGAAAGCCTGGTCTGCGTCTCTTCGAATGACATCGCTTTAAGCTCTGCGGCCGATAGTCCGATTCCTAGCTTGCCTAGAGCTGCCGTGTTGCCGTCGTAAGCTTTACCAAGTGCATTAGCTACTGAATCCAAGCCCTTTCCAGTAGCTTGAGAAATGTCTAGTGCAAGATTGAGAAGATCTTGAGCTTTTGTGACGTCATTAGTCGAGAGCGATAATCTTTGCAACGCTGGACGCAATTTATCGTCTGCGACGCCAGTGGCTAAAGATGTCTTAAGGATTTGTTTCTCTACCGATGCAATCATTTCATTCGTTGCACCAGTGGCATTCTTTAACGCAGTGGCAAGGCGAATCTGAGCAGCTTCATCTTCAATCGCAGCTTTAACTCCATCGACTGCAAGCTTGATGGCATAGGCTCCAGCAGCAGCTCCGGCGGCTGCGAATGCTAGGCCAGCCTTCTTGCTAAATTCGCCCATCTTTGATGATGAGTTATCTACGTCTCCATTAGCTTGAGCCAGTGATTTTTTTAGCTGATCTACATCAGCAAGAATCGAGAGCTTGAGTGTGCGCGATTGTCCGGCCATTTACCACTCCTTCAAGATTCGGTCGAAAGCATTTTCCCACTTGTCAATGATGTCTGGCTGTATTTCGCGAAGTGTCGGATAAATAAACCAACCTTTTGAACCAGCTCCTTTTGTAGATTGGCCTGACCAGACTGGGAATTGCTTGAACTTGTTAGATCCGAATTCTGTACCGCCCCAGAGATCCTTTGTTGTTCCACCGCCAGAAAACTTTTGACTTACGAAGCCGAAAGAGAGCTCACCAATCTTGGAAGATTTAGATACACGGGAGCCACTGGCGATTCTGTCGGCGGCCTTGCCTCTGGTGACGGCTTTCTGCTGGATTTTGCCTTGAGCAAATTCTGCCAGAGCTGACGATTCTCTTTTAGCTGCATCAGTAGCTTCTGCGTCCATCGCCTTGAATGCTGATGTAATGCGACGAAGATCTGCCTTGTCATAGGCAATCTCAACGTTGTCGCTCACTTTGTTTCTCCAGTATCTCGAAAGCCGTATAAATCTGCTCCGCCGTCGTCCATTCGCTCATCGGTATTCCTGTGGCTATGGCTAACTCCACCAGGATTCGATTTACGCTTCCGGCGGCGTAACTTTTGGGAGAACGTCACCGACTGTCACGTCGGCCACTGTTTCACACCAGATTTCATAGCCTTTAATTGGCTTGCCACCAGCTTCACGTTTCATCGCATTCCACGCAAGGAAGAGAAGATCAGAGATTCCGATCTTCTCCTGCGCTTGCGAGATTGTGCTGCCGGTCTTTTGTTCCCATTTAGCCCACTCTGGCGGCTGAGCCGTGTATGTGCCGAATTCGCCGGAGGTGTATTCGATAGTAATTGGTAGTCTCATTGTGTGCTCCCGTTTCTATTGTTTAACTGAATGTTTCGGCTGGCTTGCCATCGACTAACATAGCCCAAGAATCTGTTTGTGCTTCTGGAGCAGTGCCGCCAACGGACGGAAATACTGGAAAGACGTTGCATGTAAAAACTGCGCCAGTAGCGGCAGTGAATGACACGGCCAAGGTTGTGTTAGGAGCAGTGTCTGCGGCAGTCCACATCGCTTCAAAGAGTGATGATGCAACGCCCCAGTCTGCAAGTAGCTCAAGGTTAAGCGTCCATTGATCATCAATGTGCTTATAGGCTTTTCCATCGAGTGTCTGGTAAGTCGTAATGACGGGCGCATTGACTAGCGTTGCGGCCGTAGTTTGTGCGTCATAGTTCACTGTGGCGATTGTCAGAATAAGGTCTCTCGCCGTGACGATTGTTGTTGGCATTTCTTTGTCTCCTTAGATTGTCTGTTGTGTGTAGTAAGTGCTGACCGCGAGATCCGCCACTAGTAGATTGGTCGCGCCGACCTGTTGAATTGTCGGACGTTGAACGTCTCCGACTTCGTAACCTGCTGGCATTGCTGCCATGATGCTAATAACAAGCTGCTCAAGATTATCCAGTGCTCCGGCCGTGTTGTTGTAGGCAACGGCCGCAGTGACGACGAAATTGATTTTCACGCGTACCTGCGATTTGCCGATTGTCGTCGTTTCTAAATAAGGCGAATCTGGAACGATTACGCAAGCCGGCGGAATGACTGCCTCTGGTGGAGAGCTATATACAGAAGCCACGACGCCAGCAAGAGCAGTCGCAAGAGTGCCTCTGACGTTAGTTGCAATAGTTGTTGGTGTAGGCATCACATGGCCATCGTTGAGACGTCGATGTAATTACCTAGTAAACCTATGACGCGATTTTGCAGTGATCGACCCATTCGATATGGCGACGGCGTAAAATCCACGCCTTCAATCTGACCACCTGGAGCGACCACGCTTTGGAATATCTCAACGCTGACGATGGTGACCGCCTGTTCGACTGCGTCGGTATTTGCGTAAAGCGTGGCCGCGTCTGCCCCAGATAGATAAACTACGCCGCCAGGAATGACTGGACGGAATGTAATGTCACTATTTGTTATAGATGCCGTAAAGTAGAAATATGGAGCCGGATATGCGAAAGGTAAGTAAGGAAATGGATCATAATAATTTGAAGTGACTGTCAGTGTTCCGTTAAATGTAGCTGGAACGCAACCTGTAACCACAACACTTTGACCGGCGACAAATGTGTTCGGCTTTTGTGTTATGTAATAGGCGACATTGTTTTGTAAATAAACGGCGGCGACTGAGTTCTGGTTGGCAGTCAATAGCGGCAGAATTACCTGTTCGGCTGAATCAATAATGCCTTCAAGATATGCATCAGAATAAAGAGACACAGAGACGCCAAGAACCTGCCGCAGACTTGCGACTGTAATGATTGGCATCTCTGTGTCCTTTCGTGAGCTGCTGGGCTAGATACGGGAGCGCACCTAGCCCATGATTAGTTTGCTTAGGTTAGGTTAAAGCGACGTAAGCCACCTGCGAAGGTTGCTTGCGCTGCGATGTAACCATAAAGCATGATTTCAATTTCTCCAGTTGTTGGCACATTAGTAGCCAGCGTTAGAGCAGGAGATTCGAAGATTTCGATTGAACGTGGCTCGATGATGAATGCTGATTCATCGATTGATGTGTTTACCATATTGGCATCTACATAATAATCAAGACCAAGTACGTTTCCGCGAATTGATGTTGGATTAGCAGTACCGCCAGCGTTCATTGTAGTTGGCTGAGCGTTGTAAATTGGACGTCCAGTTGTATCAGTTGCACCGAGCAAAGTCGCCCAGATTGAAGTACCTGAAACAAATGATGTCGCAGTGCGCTTAGTTGCAGTGTAAACGGCTGGTGATTCTGTTGATACGAATGAAATCAATCCGGCTGAATCAGCAGCAGTTGCAGTAGCTTGAGTTCCGCCAGCAGTAATCTGAGCAATTACATAAGCATCAGTTGCCTGAGCATAAGCATCGCGAAGATTTGTAAGCATGATTTCATAGAATGATGGATCTGAACGATCTAGCAATTCTACTGAGTAACGCTGGAATCCAGCCTTCTTGATTACTGTCGCATTGACGTAAGCTGAAGTGATTGCAGTTGTTCCTGTTGGATCTCCGCCTTCAGCTACTGTTGCAGCAGTCGAGTTTGCAGTGATCTTAGGAATAGACACTGTCATTCCGTATGTGCTTAATGGACGTGTTCCACCGCATGCGTCAATAACTGGTCGCATAGCGTTTGTGTTAGTTGCAACGTCGCGAACGTAAGAAACTGGGCTAAAGGCTGGATTCGTTGAGAATGAATCATCTGCTGCCTTGATGTATTGACGAGAATCTTCGTTGCCAAGCGTTGCTTTGATTGAGTGTTCTAAATATGATCCACCAGAAATAATTGGTGAACGTGGACTTGTGAAATATAGAGGACGAGCTGCCTCGGCTTGTACGACTTTGGAAGCCTCAACCGGTTCGGCTGCGACTTCTGGAACGGCTGTAGGTGTTTCCACTTGCGTATCTCCTTTAGTAGTTGTTTCTTCTGTTTCCACATCGGATTCAGAATCTTCTTGCTCACTAGCTGCGACTGCAACCTTCGCTGACGCTATGGCCGGATCTGTAACAAGTGAGACTTCTTTGAGCGCGCTTGCGCTAATAACTAGAACGCCATCAACGTTCTTATACTTCTCAGCTAATACGCCGACACTAAAGCCGTCGCGTAATCCAGAAAATGCCTCTTCCAAAGCATCAGATCCGGAAGTCGTCTTGGCAACAGAAAACGTCGCATAAATACCTTCTTCATCTTCATCGTAACTTTTTAAGAATCCGATTGGAGATTCACGACGATGCTCAAGTAGCAATTTCGTTGTATCACTAAAAGTAATTGAGCCAGGCTTGAACATAGTTGAGCCGGCTGATGTAGAGCCTTCTTCATTCCAGGTGACGATGCGGCCAGAGATTTCGCGCTTTGGAAAATCCGTTGCCGTGACTTTCATTGAAAAATCTAGGTTCATTGGAGTTGCCTTTATTTCTTTCATCGAATCATTTCCTCTTCTAGTCGGATTTCATCGGAAGTAAGAGCTCCGATGTCGTAGAGAATCTTGTAAACGTCTGCGCGCTCTTTCGCTGATCCACGCAAGTAATCGTCTAAATCAAACTTAACTTCTTGCGATGCTGGCACAAAATCATTAGCCATTCCGGTCATTGAAAGACGCTCTTCAATAGCAGTCATAATTGGACGCAAAGAGAAGTCCAGCAAAGATTGACGCGCAAGTGTCGCGTTGGAATAGGTCATGCTAGATCCGGATTCTGCATCGACGTAGTAAGCCGGAATGCCTGTAACTCTGGCTAATTCTGTTGCAACGTAAGATCTAGCTTGATTGAGTTGCAACTTCTCTGGGTCGAATCCTAAAGTCTGCAATTCCACATCGGCGTTCAAGAATGCAGTTGAACGATTACGACGTGACTGCCCCCAAGATTCAAGAAGCTTTGCGATGCGATCTGCTGGAAGTGCAGTGCCGTTAGATTTTAAGACCATGGTTGGCACTGGTTCGCGTGCGTACATAGTTGCAGCGCGTTCTAACTCTGCACCAGCTTTAATTGTGCGACCGGCACGATTAAGAATGCCCTCATCTACGCCGTAAAATACTGCAAGGCTTCCGACGCCTTCGTATGGAACTGGAATTGAATCCACGCAATAATAATCGATTTCTGTTCCTTGCGCATTAGTTTTAATTGTGACGCGAGTTGGATCAATGCGTTCTGCACTGCGAATGCGATATGTGTCTGCATAGATTTCCAAGATACGCATGTAGCCATATCCGTATAACAATAAATCTTCAGCAAGCCAGGCATACGTTGCAAAGCCTGGAACGCGTGGATCTGGCTGGTTAATTACCTTTGGAGGAGATTCAACACGAGCACCATCTGCGCGAGTGCGAACCTTAAGCGGAATCGATGCAACGCTTGACGAAATAATGTTTCGGGCTCTGGCACACGTTGGCACTGACATAAATTCAACGCGAGACGCAGTGATTCCGGCGACGCCGTAGATATTGTAAAGAGAGCTAGTGACATTTACTGGAGCCAGAGAAGCTTCAATGTCGGAGGTCGCAGCCGGAGCCGCCGTTGTAATTGTGCGAGAGAATAGACCCATGTGGATAAGTCTAAAGGCTCGCTATACATCTAACCGACCAGAATATCAATCTCCATCTCTGGGCGTGTCGCAAAGTGTGTGGCGAGCGCACTGGCCACGGCTGCACAAACGGCGACACTTGACGCTCTTCTTCCTATAATCCATCCTCCGTCGCCCATTGGCAGTCTTACGGCCGATAGTATCTGCTTGGACAATTCTGCCTGTTTTCCGTGAATCAATCTCTTTGACGTAATCGCCCCAAGAAGTTCATCGCAACTTTGGCCATAAAGTGCGCCATCAATGTCAATTACCGGAATGCCGGCGGGCATGAGTCGCGCAGCTACGGCAGAGCTTGTTCTCTTGCTAAAGGCCACATATTCAAGCGGATATTTTCTTGCATAGGGAGCGATGTCATTGGCAATAGCTTTATCGTCTAAGGAAATCGGATTGTGCCAAGTATGCAGAAGCTTGATGTTGAAAGTATCGTCCGCATTTTTTTGAGCAGCTACTAAAGCTCCATCTCTACGATCTGGCGATAGATCAAGGCCGAACCACGTCATTTTCTCAACGTCGAGATGAATCTCATTAGATCCACACTCTTCCCATTCCTTTACAGGAATTGCTCCGGAGATTGTATTGACCCATCTGCACAACACCTCCGTCTGAACGACATCTGGCGGATCATTGAGAACGGCGCGGATATTATCTTCGTGGATTGTGTGACCAAGTGCCGGATTGCTGGCGACCCAATTCTTCTCATCTTCAATTTTGTCCGAGAATGCCGACCATTCGAAATAAGCGATGTCGTCGTTGCCACCAGCAGCCGATGCCATACCGCGCTCGCGTAGCTGATTGAGAATCAAAGAATGTTGATCTCCAGCATTCGAGAACGTCCAGAGCTGCGGATTCTTAGCGGCCATCATCGTATATCTCATCGCTGACCAGGCTTCGGTGTCTTTAAGCTGACGCGTTTCGTCCATGTACACGGTTTCCGGTTTAGCGAATCCACGAGCTGCG